CGGCGGCAGCATCATCTCCTCGTCCTCCACGATCTGGTGGCCCTCGCGAAGAGCGAGGATCTCCGCTCCCGTGTACGCCGGCCCGAGCGCAAGCGCGACCGAGTCGAGGTGGGCCTTGACCCGCGACATGATCCCGTCCTTGGTGCGGACCGTGCGGATCGGGATGAACTCCGCGGACACTCCGTCGTAGCCGCCCTCACGGGTGAGCTCCAACGCGGTGTCCGCCTCGGGCGTGTTCAGGAAACGGAAGTCGGCCTCGTACCCGCCGTCCTCCTCGCGCAGGCTCACGCCCTTGCCGACGACACTCGCCATCGGAGAACCCCGCTTGCCCGTCGCGAGAACCTCTTCGTCGTGGATCGCACGAAGCCGGATCCGGTGGGCGGCGTTCTCCTGGGCCTTGAACGCTCCGCGCACGAACTGCTCCCTGTACGGGCGGAAGTCGGGAGGATCAGCGACCGTCGCGACCTCGTTGAACGGGACGACCCGGACCGAGAGAGTCCGGCCATCCAGGGACTGGGACTCCACGGCGAACGTGCGGACGAGAACCTCGCGTCCACCGTTCTCCACGGAGGTTTCCTCCTGCACTTCGTCGCTCATCTGTTGCCTCCTAGGACGGTCAGACGTGGAGCCTGACTTTGTTGCGCCGGCGAGGCGGATGCCACCGCTGGAGCTTCTGCCTGAGACGGCGCTGCCGTCGATGCGTCCTGCTCGACCGCCGCTGCCTGGGGGTCGTCCTCCTCGGTCGCCACAGGAGAAGCCTCCTGGGCGGTGTTCTGCGGTTCGATCTGCAGGAAGGTGTCGGTCGCATCGAACCAGCACCACTGTCCTGCCGGCAGCGCCTGAGCGGTAAGCGCGTCGGCCAACTCCTTAGCTGACGGACGAAGCTCGAAGCGCCACCACATCTCGCCCAGCATCCCTGGGTTCTGATACGTCATCCCCCAGCGGATCGCCATGTTGAGCAGGACGGCAGGAATGCCGAACGCAGCTGCGAGGGCGAGCGCGTTGAATTCTTGTGTCTCGAGGAGCGCCATGTCCTTCGGGCTCCACGACAGCGTCTCGAAGTCGAGGCCGTACGGCAGGACGGGCGGCGCACCGCTCCGCTTCTGCGTTTTCTCCTGCCATTGATCCTGCAGGTTGGTGGCCTGCTTGTCGGTCAGCTTCCGGTTCTCGTCGGTGACCTTCAGCGACACCTTGGGGATGCCGCCCTGGTTGACCTCCATCGCCTGATTGCCTGCCGCGAGCAAGCCCCAGGCAAGCTGCGCGTAGGAGCGAATCGCGCTCGTCCCGTGCGCCAGCCAGCCGTCGCCGCAGTCACGGTCGATCTGGATGACATCCTCCGGGTTGAGCCACTGGCCCCCGACCGGGTACTGGCGGTAGCCGTTCTCGTCCCACATCGGTTCGCAGCGAGCAGCCGGGATCCGGGTGAACGTCCGCGGGTAACCGTCCGAGTAGCGCGAGGTGACGTAGAGCAGGCACCAGCCCCAGCCGTAGTAGTCGCGCATCAGCGCCTTGATCATCGAGCCGATCCCGTTCGGGTAGTACAGCGGGTCGGGGTTCGACATCCAGGCCGGCTCAGTCACCGTGGCCGCGTTGCCGGGGTTGAAGCGCAACGGCATCGACGCGATCTGCTGCGAGTTCATCTGGAGGCAGCGGTTCGTGATCCAGGTCCGGTCCGCGAGCAGGCCGTTCCCCGGCCAGAACATCTGGCCTGCGGCGTTGAGCCCGTTCTCGGTCCACCACGCCGGGATGATCGTGTTCCAGAGGGACATGCGTGTCCCCTCGAGCGGCTGCACGTTACGGGCGAGGATCTGGCCGGCGGCGACATCGGCCACCCTGCTGATGCGCTGGAGCAGGCTCATCTACGCATCCTCTCCGCGACCTGGGCCGCGACGAGGAAGCTGAGGCAGACGACGACCCAGCCTTCCGTCTTCCAGACGCCGCCCCAGATGGCGTCCACGACGCCGACCAGTCCCGCGCCGAACGAAACCAGGAGCAGTCCCCTGACCATCAGAGAACCGACCGTGGATTGCGACGACGCCAGAACCAGCGCGGGACACGCACCCACTTCCCGACGACCGGGATCGTCGCGTAGTACTTGGCTGGCATCAGAAGATCACCATTTCCTCTCGGTTCGCAATGTCACGGTCGACCGCTGACCATAGGGCAATCGAGCAGGCGATCACCGGGCCGGGATCCGTCTTCGACTTCGACCTCGACCACGCCCAGCGGTCGACGAGCGGCCGGGTACGAGCTCCACGCACCGAGGTGTTCAACTCCTCCTGGCCGAGGTGGACCATGTCGTGTTCATCGATGGCGTTCGCGAACTGGCCGCAGGCGTCCGCGTACTCGCCGGTCTTCATGCGCCGGACCTTCAACCCCGTCTGCTCCTCCACCTTGGCGGCGATGGCGTTCGCGGGACCGAACCCGTCGCAGATGATCTGCACGACTTCGTGGCTTTCGCACAACTCGAGCATCCTCTCGGGCACCCATGCCGTGCCGGCGCGGCTGTTGACCACCTCGACGTGCAGCTTGCGCCTGCGGTTCAGGCCCGAGGCCGAGATCGTGGTGCGCCGCCCCGGCGAGATGTCGAAGGCGAGGCAGACCGGATCCTCCAGCACCGAGCCCTCGTCCTCGCAGTCCGCCCACGCCTCCAGCGAGATCTCCGAGTTGCCGATCAGATCGGTGTCCGGGTAGTCGCCCACGTTCAGGAGCTCAGTCATGAACTGGCGTCCGCCCTGGAAGAGGCGGAACTCCTTCTGCATGTGCTTCACCGTGACGCGGCCATGCGCCATCGCCCAGTTCACCTTCGCCCACTCGACCGGGTCGGATGCCACGCCTTCCGGCACCTCCTCGGGCGACTCGTAGTCGAGCGAATATTCGTGGTAGACGAGCGAGTCCTCATCGCCGGCGAGTGCCCTCTCGCGCAGCCGCGTCCAGACAATCGCGTGGTCGTCCTTGTCCTGGTCGGGCGCGTTCCCCGCATAGACCAGCTGCGGTCCACGCTGCGCCGTCGAGGCGCGAAGGGTCGGGACCATCGTCCCATGCGCCCACTCGGACAGGATCTGGGACTCGTCCAGCACCAGCAGCGCCACATCGTCGACGCCCTTCAAGCCCGACTTCGTCCGGGTGCGGAACTCGATCATCGACCCGTCCTGCAACTTGATCGACTCGTCGCCGTGCGAGTAGCGGAACCCGACCATCCGCATCTGGCCGATGTCCGACCGCTCGACCGCCGCCAGCAAGTCCGGGTTCGCCCGGATCGCTATCTCGAGGCGCTTGAAATGGCGAGCAGAGGTCTTGAACTCATGGGCCGAATGGATGATCAGCCGCTCCCCGAGCTCGTACAGGCCGAACAACTCCCGCGCCAGCAGCACCTCGCCCTTGCCGTTCTGGCGCGGCGCGGACAGGCCGAACTCGAAGCTCTGGTAGCGGCCATCGCTATCCAGCCCGAGCATCGACCTGAGCATGAACTCCTGCTCCGGGTCGAGCCGCAGCTTGTGATCCCTCGACCACTCGACGGCGCGATCACCCAGCGACCAGTCGGCGGCGTCCGGCACATGGCAGATCCGCGGCCTGACCAGGTCGGTCACGGGATCAGTCCTTGACGAATCGCGTTCGCGACAAGCTGAGGCAGCGTCTTCGCCTGCAACTTCCGCTTCGCGAACTTGACCGAATGCTTGACCGACTCGAGCGTCACGCCCAGAACCTCGGCAGTCTCCTGGCGAGTCAAGCCGGCGGCGAGGCCCGAGACGACGCGGCGCTCCTGATCGGTGATCCGGTAGCGCGTCACGTCGAACGCTCGACGCCTCCAGCGCCTGAGGTTCGGAGTCTGCACGTCGAACAGCACGGACCGGCCGACCCGCTCGAGCGCACCGCCGCGTCGATCCGAGTCAGGCCAGATGTCATCGACATCGAGAATGCCAGAACGCTGATCCATTCCAGCCCTAGACACGATCCCACCCGCGCCAGAAGACGAAGCCGATGATCAGCACGGCGGCGACACATGAGCCGACCCAGATCACCAAACCCTCGACCTCCGGGTCCGCCGGTTCCGCTTCAACGCGCCGGCCCGACGGTTGCACCTCGAGTGCGCCGCGCCCAGGTAGCCCGACCGGTCATCCGTGTGATCCAGATCCCAGCTGGAGCCCGGAGCGATCAACCCGCCGACGAGAACGCCGTCGACCTCCTCGGCCCACTCGCAATCCTCACCCCGACAGCACCTCACCAGTCCCCCATCGACAATCGCGACCAGTCGCCGCCGAACCTGCTGATGACGATGACCTCTGCCCAGCGCGGTCGTGTTCTTCCTCGACCGAGGCCGATCAGGATGTAGGGACAGAAATCTGCCTGCGGGGGTCATCTGCGACCTCGACCCCCAAAAATCGACCCTCCGCGCTCGCCCTGGACGACGAGCTGGTCGCGGCTGCGGTCGCGAATTCGCTGGAGCTCGCAGCCGTTTCGCGTTCGGCGGCTACGGCTCGAGGTCGGGCGGATGGCGGCTGGAG